AGCGCGCGTTCACATGTCATGGCTCGCCATATGGGCGAGCCGGGGGTCGCGCATAAACTCGCCAAGCCTGGAGGTTCTCACAAGCATGGCGAGCTCATCGACATCAGTTGCCGAAAGCGCGTAATGGTGGTCATAATAAAAGTAAACGTCACACATCGGAGGATGGACGATTTCACCTGTAACGTAGTACTTGTACTCGTTGCGTTTCATAATGACTTTACCATTCCCTGTTTGTGCAGCCAACATATGTCCCAGGGAAAACATAAGGGGGTCGACTTTGCCATACTCCAGCATGGTGTTTGCGATTCCGCGCAACCAAGCCAACCGATTGGTTTTGCTTCTCACATGCTGGTCCCAGCAAATCTTGCTGAGGATTCGCCCAGGTTTAGGCATGAGAACGTAGCTGTGGTTCACAGGGTAGAACCTGCCACTACAAAATTCTGCATCCATGGGTTCGTAGGACAGTTTGGCTTCTATTTCAGTTCCAAACTCGGCGTAAGCCCTTTCGATCCCTGCGAGTCCGCCCAGTTTTGCTATCTCAGTATCGATGGTCACGGTGACACTATCATCCCCGCAAATGATAGAAATCCACCTCGCTCCAATGCCGTGAATTTGGAACTTCATGGCAGCATTCGCCAATGTGTCACCAATTGATGTGTCTGGCCAACCTGATTGCATTGTGTATGGGACGCTGTATTTTGTGCCAAGTGAACTGGTCCCGGTGGATTTATGACTGCGGCGCAGGGCGCTAGCTATCTTCTTAGGCAGGAACCTGCGATACACCCTGTCTAAAAAACCAAAAGCACCTTGCGTGAGATGGAGGTCAAAGCGCGATTGATCATCCTCCAACACGACAAGTCTTTCACCATCGGCCATCATCCCACTAACCGTCGCTATAGCAAATGCGTACGCCTCACCAACTTTAATGGCGTCAAGCCCACAAGTGTAGAAAATTTGTTTCCCAGCAGCGACATCTGCCCTGTCTTTTGGCCGCAATTTGTTCCTGAGTTTCTTTGCCCATCTTCTAAGGTACGGTCCCACCCTGGCGCTCAGCTCAGGGGGACATCCTTGAATCCACCTGGGGTCTTTGAATGTTGGGTCTTCCTTGTCCTTTACAGCTATCTCCCGCTTAATGAATGATTTGGCACGCAATTCGGGCATATCTCTACCCTCTCTAGCGATCTGGAGCATCAGATCACGCCTTACGGGTTCAAAAGTGGCGCACCAAGCCTGATAGGGCATAGGCTTAAAACAAAACGGGACCCCCAAACGCACTAGATGCTCTACGACACATTCAGCTGTATCCCTCCATCTATTGACGACTGCCTGCATGATGGCCAAACTCTCATGGCAAGGCAATTTCTTCCCAACCCTACCGTTGAGTGCAAGGCGCTCATTGTGATGGCAATTGCGGAACACTGTACCAACAAACCCATAAATGCCCCAGCACCCTGTTGCACCATGACCAGGCTTGCATATGGCCTCACCAGGCTTGACCTTAAAGCAGTCCTGCGTCGCAAACTCTTTCATTTTGTACTCCTCAAGGCACACATCCTCAAGCACAATCCCGGTGATTTCCATGGCTCTAGGTTTTACCAATAGGCTAACGGCAAACCCGATTATAGCCACAAGGCTAGCAGTGGCTGGACTCGTCATAGGTTGCAATGTACCAGCGGCGACTGCAGCTTTGGCAAAATCAGGGGAAAACACTCCCAAAGAGTGTCTATGCTGCCACCATGCTATAGCTAGGTTAATCAGCGCGTGAATTACAGTGCCACGCCTCAAGCCAACGCCGGCGCACAAAGAATGCAACCATATGCGGAGCGATAAAACGAGTCCAAATTCACCATAGCTCAAGCCCTCACCCAAACCAAATGCGGCACCAGTAATCAGACACATAGACATGTAGATATCTTGATTAAGTCGCAATAACCGGCATAGGCTCCATGGCAACCAACGCTTGCCCAGCTCTTCAGTGATAGGCCCAACGACAACGGTCAAGAGGATGTGAAGCACCTTGAACTTGGTGTGATTCATTTTAAGGCTGGCCAGCACAGTGGCAAGGCTCATAGGTCTCTCAGAAAAAAGTTTTATTGCACGAGTAAACACAAGCAATGCGGCTGCTCCAGTTGCCATAACACCACCCATTATTCCCAGTTTTTCACCAGGTGCAAGCACCATTCTCGAGTAGACGGCACACTCCTCCTCATACTTCAACCTTTGTGCATCTCCGCGTTTCCACCACTCAAAGCTCTCGGTCAAATAATAATACAACTTGACCGGTAGTGCTGTTGGTAACACCGCATCCCTTCGTACAACAGCTGACTGAAGCCTTGCTCGCAGCACATCTTCACTAGCCCTATTGTATATTCTCACCAATTCATTTGGCAAGTCAGGTACAACTTTATACACTTCAGATTTTCTTACAATAGTAGTCAAAGATCTAATTACATTCTCTCTCTCTTCTGGCCGACCCAAATCCCTGTACATTAGTGACATTGCCGCCTTATTATACAAATCCTGCAGATGGTTGGTGGCAGCAATCAACTCATCTGCGGCAGGTGCCTCTGGTGGAGGCCGGGGCCTGCCTGGAACATACGGGACGACGTTGCCCGCAAACCCT